AAAGATGGTTTTATATGGTGGACAGGTGTTGTTGAAGATCGACAAGACCCATTAAAACTTGGCAGGTGTCGAGTTCGTTGTTTAGGATGGCATAGCACAAATAAATCAGATATGCCAACTAATCGTCTGCCATGGGCAACGCCTAATATTCCATTGAATATGCCAATAGTGTATGCTCCTAAAGAAGGTGACATGGTATTTGGTTTTTTCATTGACGGAGAAAATGCACAAGAACCTGTTATGCTTGGCGTATTTCCAGGCATACCTTTAAAAGCAGGCAATAGACAAGAACCTTTTAATGACCCAAGAACATCTGCTGAACTTGCTACCGCACCTGTAAAACCTGATGAGTCTGCTACAAACTATCCACGAAAGTTAGATGAACCGACAACATCACGATTGGCACGTAATGATTCTGATTATCCACCGCCAATTAATGCAGCAAAGAAAACAAAAAAAGCAACCAAAGTAGAACCTGATTCTTACTATGCTGCTAAGTATCCATACAACCATGTATATGAAACTGAATCAGGCCATGCGTTAGAGTTTGATGATACTAAAAATGCGGAAAGAATACATCTATATCATCGGTCAGGTTCTTATGTTGAGTATGGCCCATTAGGTGATCGTTCGGAAAGAATACAAAGAAATAAGTTTGAAGTGGTTATTGGTAACGAACAAGTTTACGTTAAAGGTGATGTTACAGTATTCATTGAAGGAAATGCTACCGTAGATGTTCGTAAAAATGTTAAACTGACTGTAGGTGGAAATTTCCAAGCAGATATTACTGGCACATGTAAAGTAACCTCTGGAGGTAATATGACACTCAAAGCACCACGTATCGACTTAAACTAATATGCCAGCAGTCTCTCGTAAATCAGGAACAGATTCAATATCCACAGGACATGGATGTGATGCTACAACTGTTACCGATCAAGGTTCTTCTGATGTTATTGTGAATGGCATTGGTGCAGTACGTGCTGGAGATTTGTGTCAAGTGCATTTGATTCCCTCAGGAAGTTCTTGTGTGCCACACACTGTACCTCTAACCTCATTTTCAAGCACAGTATTTGTTAATGGAAAAGGTGTTGGAAGACAGGGTGATCAATATTCTGGTCATACTTTGACTTCTGGTTCTGGTAATGTTTTCGCTGGAGGTTGAATAAATAAACGATGTCAACAACAATAACTTCCTCAAATCCAATAATTAATGGCGAAAGAGTCTTTAAAGATTTGGATTTAAATTTTACAGCACATCCTATAAAAAAGGATATTGTAAAACATACTAATGAATATGCAGTAATTAATTCCGTTAAAAATTTAATTTTAACAAATTACTATGAGCGTCCTTTTAGACCAGAAATAGGCAGTGGAATAAGTAACTTATTATTTGAAAATGTTGATCCTCTGATTTCTTCACGATTAGAACGTGCCATTGAAGAAACAATTTTAAACTATGAACCTAGAGTTTCATTGAGTCTTGTTAATGCAACCGCGTATCCTGATGAAAACAGATATAGTGTGACACTGACATTTTTCATTATCAATAATCCAAACCCAATTACAATTGATTTTTTCCTAGAAAGAATTAGATAAAAATGGCAGATCGTTTAAGAATTACCGAACTTGATTTTGATACAATCAAGGAAAATTTAAAAGCATTTTTAAATCAACAGTCTGAATTTACCGATTATGATTTTGAGGGTTCTGGTTTAAATATACTGTTGGACATACTTGCCTATAACACACATTATAATGCATACTATTTAAATATGGTTGCTAATGAATCGTTTTTGGATACTGCACTGCTTCGTGATTCTGTCATTTCTCATGCTAAAGTTTTAGGTTATGTTCCTTATTCTTCTAAAGCACCTCGTGCAAATATTAATTTCACTGTATCAACAACCAACAGTACTCCTGCAACATTAACTATACCAAAAGGATTTACTTTTTTATCTGATGACATTGATGGTATAAGTTATAATTTTGTGACGTTGCAGGAAACTATTGTAACAAAATCAAATACAAGTTTTTCTTTTTTAAATTTGCCAATTCATGAAGGCCAATTAGTATCTTATGCATATGCTCATGATCAAGCAACAAATCCAAAACAGTTATTTTCTATACCGGATGCCGACGTAGATACTTCTACTTTAACGGTAAGAGTTAGTCCTTCTGTAGCAAATACAGACTTTACCACATTCACTCTTGCTACGGATGCATCGGAAGCAACTACAACTTCTGCCGTTTTCTACTTACAGGAAAATAAGGCACAAAGTTATCAAATATATTTTGGCGATGATATAATAGGTAAAAGTATTTCTGACGGTTCTATCGTATCAATAAGTTATCTTGTAACGAATGGTGATGCTGCCAACAAAGCAAATAATTTTGTTGCGACTGCTACACTTTCGGACTCACTAGGTAATAATTTAACAGACTTTACAATTGATCCAATTGGTGAAGCGGCAGGTGGTTCTGAACGTGAAAGTGTAGATAACATTAAATTTTCTGCGCCACTTCAATTCACAACTCAAAATCGTTTGGTAACATTTAAAGACTATGAGTCCTACATTCAAAAAAGTTATCCATCGGTTGATTCCGTTTCTGTATGGGGTGGTGAAGATGAAGTACCACCAACCTATGGTCAAGTTTATGTTGCATTAAAACCCAAAGCAAATTATTACTTATCGGATACCGAGAAGCAAAGAATTATTGATGAGATCATTACACCAAAAGCGGTTGTTACCGTAAAAACTGTAATTCGTGATCCAGAATTTTTGTATCTATTGATTTCTACTGCGGTTTCTTATGATCAAAATAAAACCACTCTAACTCCCGAACAAGTTAAAACAGGGATTAAAAATTCTATCTTATCATATAGTTCAACGTATTTAAATAAGTTTGATTCAAAATTGGTTATATCAAGACTGCAAGATGCAATTGATGCTACGGACCGCAACTCAATCGTTGGTTCAAAGATAAGTGTTCGTGTTCAAAAAAGATTTGAACCTATAGTAAATCAATCCAAACCTTATTTTATTAACTTTAACACACCTGTCCGTCGTGGCACAATCAACAATAGACTAGCATCAACGTTTTTTATTGTTGAAGATAGTGAAGGAATTAACCGCGAAGTTCAATTTGATGAGATTCCACAATCATTTAGTGGTGTTTCTTCAATCGGTGTAATGAATCCAGGTAAAGATTATACAAGTTCACCTACTATAACAATTTCTGGTGATGGTGTTGGCGCAACTGCTTCCGCAACTATAGTTAATGGCGCAATTGAAAGCATTCAGATTGTCAATCGTGGTATTGATTACACACGTGCCACAGTTACTATTACCGGCGGCGGTGGATATGGTGCAACAGCAGAAGCAATTCTTGATGGTAGAACAGGACAAATACGTACAGTATATTATGATGTTAATTCTCAACGTCAAATTGTTGATGAGAATGCTGGAACAATAGACTATGATTCTGGCACGATATCCATATCAAATATTCTTATCAAATCTGTTTCCGCAGTTGATGGTTTAATACGCCTATCTTTAGAGTCTGAAAAAGGTATTATAAGTACCGTAAGAAGCACCATATTAACATTAGATCAAGATGATCCTATATCTATTAGTACCACATTAGAAACCGCATAATGTCAGCGAATACAGATTTTAAAACATCATTACTTGTCGGTCGGCAACTTCCAGAATTTGTTCGAGATGAGTATCCTACGTTTGTCACGTTCTTGGAAGCATACTATGAATTTCTTGAAAAGAAACAAGGAACACAAAAAAATGATTTAGTTAATGCTGCCAAAAGTCTTAGAGACATTCGTGATGTGGATTCTTCGATAGCAGAATTCGAAACCAATTTTTATAATACATATGCATCACTAATACCTATTGAAGTGCAATCAGATAAGGCACTTTTATTCAAACACCTAGTTCCACTGTATAAAAGTAAAGGTAGCGATGCGTCCTTTAAGTTATTATTTCGCCTTGTTTTTGGTGAAGATATTGATTTAATTTTACCTAAAAATAATGTTCTTAAAGCATCTGGCAGTAAATGGCAAATTGATAATAAACTTCGTATCAACGCACAGATTTCATCAAGGTATGTTGGTAATGGTTCAACTAAAATTTTTAATTTAGCACAAGTATCCGCCGCAGATCAAATAACAGTTTATGTTGATGGAATAGAGAAAAATTTAACAACTGATTTTTTCCTTAAGGTTGAATATCGACAGTTAATTTTTAAAACTGCACCAACAAATAACTCAGTCATTACGGTTGAATATTCTGAATTTAATCCAGCACTATTATATAATCGTAAAGTTACAGGTTTAACTTCTGGCGCAAGTGCTATTATTGAGAGCACAAATCGCCGTGTTATTTCCGACTCTTTGAATTTAGGTTTGCCTATTGAACTTGTAGTTAATGCAAATTCATTGGATGGTAATTTTCTTAATGGTGAAAACGTATCAATACCAATCTTAGATTCAAATGAAGTTCTAATTGATATTCGTGCATCAACGTTTTCAATCGTTAGGGCAATTGATATCATTAGTGGTGGTGTAAACTATAATGTGGGTGATGTTATAGTTGTGTCTGGTGGTGGCTCTACTGAAAGTGCAACCATTAGAGTTGAAGATGTTTTCCGTGGTACGATTGATAGAATCTTAGTGCATCATGGTGGAGCAGTATTCACATATGGTTCGGACGTTCGTGTTTCTGGTAATGGTAGTAGCGTTTTAACTTTGGTTGTTGATGGGGTTGATACCTCAGGTGCAAATGCTTCAAATACCTTCATCATTTCCACAGACACAATTTCAAATTTTAATGGTTCCGTTCATGCGGCAAACTCATTAATTAGTGGAGCAGCATATGGTTTTACAAATTTTGGAAATGCAAATTTAAGCACACGGGTTATTGACTCACTTACGTTTGATACCTTAACAGTTGGTCCAATTACTAATGTGTCCATTCTATTTTCAAATGTTCTTTCGTCGGTTCAACCAACATTAGATGCATTTGGTGCCGCATATGGAAATTTTACAAACTTCCGTACACCAAGAAGTCTTGGCACACTTGCTCGATATAAAATTAATAATCCTGGTGTTGGTTATAGAATTGGTGACGAAATAGATTTTGGTCCTAATCCATCGATGACTTTTGGTATTGGTGCTGCTGCCACAGTTTCAAATGTATCTTCTGTTGGTGAAATTTTAACAATTTCATCCGCAAATTCAAGAATAACAGGAACAGTTTCTATACAATCGGGTCTGACTCAAGTTGCTGGCGCTGGTACTAATTTTTTATCCGAATTGTTTATTGGCCAAAAAATTGAAGTCAATAGAGAATTCCGAACAGTTGCTACGATTGCCGATGATGTTACATTAGATGTTACTGCACCTTTTGCCACAAATGCAATCAATAAAAAACTTGGAGTGTTCAACAGATATCCTAAAGGTGGTGTTGGTTATGTACAAAATAATTTTCCGTCAATAACTGTATCTTCAAACACTGGTTCAGGTGCGTCTGTTGAAGTGGATTCTCTTGCTTCAGACAATGATCGATTAGAAGCGACAGGTGTTGCCAATTTAGGTGCGATAACTAAAATTCGTATTGTAAGTCCAGGTGCTGGATTCCAATTTAAACCAATCATTAGTGCTACAACATTAGGCAGTGGCACAGCAGTTCTAGAAGCACAAATTGAAAGTTCATATTTGTCCACTCCAGGTCGTTGGACAACTTCAGATTCAATCTTATCATCAACTGAAAGAAAACTTGCTGGTCGAAATTACTATGTTGATTACTCATATGTCATCTCATCACAAATTGAATTCTATCGTTATAAGCAACTGTTAAAACAACTTCTACATCCAGTAGGTTTGATTAACTATGCTTCTTATGAAAAATCAACTGAGATTGCAGCAAATAATTTAAGTTTAACAACCTCTGATGTTTTTCCTGATCTTGCTTTTTCTGGAAGAGTAAATGTAGGTAACGGTAGTATTGTTGTTACAGGCACCAACACAAAATTTAATATTGCCAATTCTAGAGGAAGTTTAACAGTTGGTTCATACATTAATGTAAATGGTGAATCAAGAAAAGTCAATTCAATTATTAGTAACACATCGTTGATTACTTCTTCGGAAATTAATCAAATCTTAATCAGTAACACAGGTTCAGGATATTCAAATTCTTATGTGACCTTTGCGAATGGTGGTGGTAAAATAACCACGTTATCCATTCCAGCAAGTCAAGGTGGTTCAGGTTATTCTGACGGTCTAGTTTTGTTTGTTGGTGCAGATGAAGCAGTTCCTGCAATAGCATCAATTTCTGTTTATCCATCTAATGGAACAATTAATACGATTAGTTTATCTGTAGAAGCAAATGTTTATGCAAATGGTTTATATTCAAAACTACCAACGGCAATTCCTGCTAGTGATCCAGATTTAGTTCTTTATGCAAATACAATTACTATAGCAAATTCAGGTGAAGGTTATTCAAATGGTCATCTAGTATTTACTGGCGGTGGTGTAAAAACTAAAGCATTTGGTTCAGCAACCATATCTGGCACAACGATGACCGTTACGGGTGTTCCTGTAGCAAATTATGGCACATTTGCTGTAGGACACACAGTTGCTGGTACGGATGTTACTCCAGGAAGTAAAATTGTTTCTTTAGGTACAGGAACTGGTGGCAATGGTACTTACGTATTGAGTGTATCATCTACTGTTATTTCCGCAGTTAATGTTGTTGCTACTAGACAAGCAACAGCAACCGTTGAAGTTTATGGTGGTGCTTTAGGCAATGGCGCAATTCGTAGAATCACCGTTAGTGATCCTGCGCTGTACGAAAACAATCCTTCTGCAAAACCAAACTCAGAACCTAACGTTGTAATATCTCAAGTCACAGTTACCTCTGTTGGTAATGGACATTCAAATGGTGTTTTAACATTCTCTGGTGGAACTCCAAGAAGAGAAGCAACAGTAACAGTTGAAGTTTATGGAACACCTACTCTCAATATAGCAAACTTAACTATATTAGATTCTGGTAATAACTACACAAATGGATTCATGACTTTCTCTGATACTGCTCGGTCTGGTAATTCAGCAAATATTAGAATCTATGTTCACAGTCAGGGTGCTGTAGGTAATGCAACTATATCTGGCACAACAATGACCGTTACCAGTTTTGCTTCTGGTTATGGATTCTTTGCTGGTCAAAGTATTAGTGGTAATGGAATTGTTACAGGAACAACTATTACTGCTTTGGGTTCAGGTTCTGGTTCTACAGGAACATACACAATTAGTCGTTCACATACGATAGCATCTGAGATAGTTGTTACATCTGTTGGAAGAACTGGTAACGTTAAAAATGTTGTCATACAAGATGCAGGCTCATACTTATATTTGCCTGGCATTATAAAAGCAAATAGTTTAGGTGATGGTAATTTACGATTCACTGTGGGTGTCAATACGATTCCAGCAAACGGTTCTATTCGTACTGTTACGATTGTTGATCCTGGAAGATATTCGACACCACCAACTGCCGTTTTAAATACGGCACCGATTTCGATTAGTGCAATTTCTCCAACAACAGGCACTCCAATTCTTTCTGGAAATACGCATTCAAATGGATTCATTGTCTTTACTGGTGGTGATCCTGTTATTCCAGCAAATGCAAGTGTTGAGATTTATCCTCCTAGTGTGGTTGGAAGTAATGGTGTGGTTCGCAGAGTTATAGTTAATAATGCTGGACTTTATCGTACAGCACCAGTTGCTACTGCAAACAGTGTTCCAGTTTCGATTACACAAGTGCTGCCAATTGAAGGTGGAACTGGATACTCAAATGGTTTTATAACGTTCAGTTCAGCAGCATCACAAAATGCGATAGTCCGAATAATTGTTAATGCTGCGGGTTCTATTGTTCGAACAATTATTGATCATGAGGGATTGTATCCAAATAGTAGTGGTGTGATTATTACTGGAACAACAGGTGGTGGAACAGGTGCAACATTTGCAATATCATTCAATGCAAATACAAGTAATCTAGCACAATTTACGCTAACCACTGGTGCAAATGCCACATATACTGGTGCAGTAACAATAACTGCAAATAGCAATGTTTATACAAATGCGGCATTTACCATAAACGGTGTAGCAAATGTACAAACCACCGCCAATATAACTGTTGGATTTACTGGTAGAAATACTGCGGCAAACGCCTCTGTGGAAGTATATCCAGGAAACGGATCGATTCGTTCTGTCACTATTAATAATCGAGGTGACTATTATTATGTTCCAGACATAATTGTTACCTCAGGCGGTACCTATGGTTCGATAAATATAACTGGAACCACAATGACTGTTACAGGTTCACCTGTTGCGCCAGTTGGAAACTTTAGAGTCGGACAACGAATAATTGGTTCAGGCATCACTGATGGAACTAAAATTCTATCTTTGGGAACTGGAATTGGTGGAAATGGAACGTATAATGTGTCAATTTCACATGCCGCAACTGCTACAGTAAATGCGATTGCTATTGGAGTAGATGCAATTTTAAATGTCAACACGTTTGGCATATTTACTCAGACAGCAAATTTACAATCTGCAACCGTTTCAAGAAAAGATCCTTCAATTTTCATAACTGAAGATTCTTCTTACGACCTAGTTACAGAAGATAATAACACTATTACTACAGAGTTTTAATTAGGACAAAAAATGGCAAACATAAAAGTATCTGAATTAACTGAATTAACTTCCCCTACGGCAAGTTCGGCGGATAAATTTCTACTAATTACAGATTCAAGTTCGGGCATTCCAGTGTCTAAGAAAATATCTTTAAGCACACTTGATACGTTTTTGGACGTTACAAATAGTCATGCGAATGGCGCATTCAATAAAGCAAACGGTGCATACAATCATGCAAATGCCGCATTTGTTGCTGCCAACACATTTGCATCTAGTTCAGATACCGCCAATGCTGCATTCATAAAAGCAAACGCAGGAATACTACACGCACAGTCTGCGTTCATCCAAGCAAATGCCGTATTTACACAATCAAATAACTATGTGTGGCCAACTGGTAATGCCGCATTTATTCAAGCAAATGCTGTATTTGCACAATCAAATATCTATGTATGGCCAACAGCCAATGCAGCATTTGTTAAAGCAAACTTAGGTCTTACACATGCACAGTCGGCATTCATTACTGCCAATGCTTCTTTCCTTGCAGTCAATACTATTATTGATTTTGCAGCAAGTGCATTTAATAAAGCAAATGGTGCGTATGATCAAGCAAATAATGCAAATGCGTATACCGCAGCAAATTTAGCAACCACATTGTGGGCAACATCACCGCCAGCGACAATTGATATTGCAATTGAACGGTTAGCAAATGCTGTTATAATTCTGCGTGGATACAGTCCAATACCATAATAAATATAAACTATGACCTCAGTAACAACAAAAACATTATCCTATATTACGGCATCTCAATTTAAAGAGTCGTTTTATGAATTATCGCCAACTATTGGTTATCTGTTTATTGGTAACCATTTAAAGTATGTTGATGAAAATAATCCTCCGATTATCAAAGATACCATAGATACGCAAAAAACCATATGGGATAATATGTTTGCGGCAAAAAAGATTGTCGGTAACGATGTTGAGTTTGTATTACCAAGAATCAATTGGACTGCTAATACAAAATACAAACAGTATGACGACATGATACCCCAAAGCGATTTGTTGACGGGTAACACTTCGTTGAATGTTAAACCCATGTATGTCATGACAACGGAACGAAATGTTTATAAGTGTGTATCTAACAATGTCTCTGCAAATTCCACAGTAGAACCGTCTGGTGATTTTACTTCTTCAAATGGTAATATCTCAACATCTGATGGTTATATTTGGAAATACATGTATAATGTAAAACCATCAAATAAGTTTTTTAATTTGGATTGGATGCCTGCACCCACATCGACTAATCAAGTCGATTATAGTGTGAATAACATTGGTGTGGTTGATGGCGAATTAACAACCATAGTAGTTCAAAATACGGGTGCTCAATACTATGAAAGTAAAGTGAGTGCTTTTGCATTTAGTGTTGGTTGTACTTCAATTACTTTAGCAAACACAACCAATGTTGTTGCAAATATGTCTGTGTCTGGAACAGGTATTGCACCAGAAACATATGTTTCAAGTGTAGATATACCAAACAATAGAATAACATTATCCATAGAAACAACTTCAGGGGGTGGTGTAACTGCGGCAAATCAATTGTCCATCTCAACAAGAATTTATATTGATGGTGATGGTACAGGTGTTTCAGCAACTCCAGTGGTCAATACCACTGGACATATAACCAAAGTTACAGTTTCCACAATTGGTATTAATTACTCACGTGCCAACGGATACATTTATGGAACAGGCACTGGAGCAAACACCGCAAATGTTCGTTGCATCTTGTCGCCAAAATACGGTCATGCATTGAATCCTGCAAGGGAACTTGCCGCAACAAACGTAATGATTTCTTCTCGTATCGGTGAGATTGATACAACAGAAAATGGTAAAATACCAGCAAATACAACAATTCGACAATACGGGATTTTTGTTGACCCGCATAAATATGGGGATGCAAATGTAGTTTCAGCAATAAATGCCAACTCAGTCATTTCGCAAACTACCGATGTTTCTATAGTTGCTGGCGCACCATATTTTATAGATGAATTTGTTTATCAAGGTTCTTCATCCGCTACGGCATCTGCTTATGGGTTTATACTTGACCAGACATCCACTGTCATTAAATTGACGAATGTAAAAGGTACAATAGCAACTGGTGTTCCATTTGTCGGTGTGAATTCTGGAGTTAGTAGGTTGGTTGTTAGTGTAACTAATCCAGAATTTGAACCATACAGCGGCGATTTACTATACGTGGAAAATACAAATAAGATTACACGTGCAGATGGACAAGCAGAGAATTTAAAACTTATTGTTAGATTTTAAAGGTTAATAAATGGCACTTACTACAAATTTTAATACTGATCCTTACTACGATGATTTCGATGATAATAAAGATTTTCATCGAATTTTATACAAACCAGGATATGCAGTTCAGTCCCGTGAATTAACACAATCTCAAACAATACTTCAAGACCAAATTAAAAAATTTGGTAATCATGTTTTTACCAGTGGTTCTGTTGTAACTGGTGCCCAAATTTCAATTCAAAATACCGCTTATCTAAACATATCTTCAACATACGGCTCTTCAGATATCGGTTATATTAATTTTGATAAACAAACGATTTATAATACAGCAAATACTAAACGTGCATATGTATTAAAATCATATGATGCAATTACTGCAAACAGTGAACCAATTCAATTTATTATTAATCAAGTTTTTGGTGATCCTTTTGTTGCAGGGGAAACAATATACACCGCAAACACTGATTCAAATTCAGTAGCATATTATGCGAATGTATCAAGCACTGGAACACCAGTTGGTAATAACTCATCGTTTTCAATTAATGACGGTGTATTTTATTATGAAGGATTCTTTGTAAAGAATCAACCACAAACTGTAGCAATCAGTAAATACGATAGGAAAGGAAATGCTCTTATTGGTTTTGTGGTATCTGAAGATATTATTGATTACACCGAAGATACTTCGTTGTTAGATCCAGCACAGAGTTCTTCTAATTTCCAAGCACCAGGTGCAGATCGTTATAAGATTACTTTAACTCTTGATAAACGCAACCTTGATAGTACAGACTTAACTAAGTTTATTGAACTTGCACAATTTAAAAATGGTCGTCCTTTATCAGTAGTAGAAACTCCAATTTATGGTCCGTTAAAAGATGAGTTGGCACGCAGAACATATGATGAGTCTGGCGATTATATTGTTAAAAATTTCGAAATCTTTTTAGAAGATAACACCCAAAATACTGCATTTGCAAATGCCATATTCAGTCCAGGTAAAGGTTATGTACGTGGTTATGAATATGGTACTGGCGGTGCAACATCTATCACTTTCGCAAAACCTAGAACTCTTGTAAGTGTTAATAATCAGAGAGTTAGTTCAGACTATGGTTATTATGTTTATGCGAATGGTTTTTATGGTTCGTTTGCAACAAATCAATATGCAAATGTAGATATTCTTGCCGTAGATTCTGGAGTTGCTCGGTCATATCTGGTTAGTAGCACAAATGGAGTTACTGGAAATACAGCAAATATTTCTAATGTAACTATCGGTACAGCAAAGGTTAAACTATTATCATTTGTTTCGACTGGTGCGGATGAACGTACTGCTAACAATTACATCTATAAAATGTATTTGACTGATATCAATACCAAATCTTTGCTCAATTCTACAACTGGATATGGATATAATGCAGCAAGTGGTTCTACCACAACAATTGTTCATCCAGATGGTTTTCCAGCAAACGTAGGTTTATATATTGGTTCGACTATTCGAATCACACAGGGTGGTCAATGGGCTGATGGACCACGAATGGTTAAAGACTATGATGCAGCATCAAGAACTATTACTGTGGATCGTCCATATTCTGTAGCAGTTAATGCTGGTTCTAGATTTATGATTGACTATAAATTTACTGATGCTGAATCTTTTATTGTGAAAACTTCTGCTGGCGAATTGCTTGCCGCAGCAAATGTTCATCCTTATTCTAAAGATGTAACCAGTACAATACCAGGAGTAACTCCATATGTTTATTATCAACCAGCGTTTGTTTCAGATATAAAAAATGAACCTTTATTATTAAGAATTGGTAAGAATAATGTTGCTGACAATACGATTGCTGATTTTAGTTATTCATATAAAAGACTATATCAAAGTGTGGCATTCAGTTCAGGTATTTCCACTGCATTATCTGTTGGTGTAGGTGAGTCTTTACCAACGGCATCGTCCGAAGATTTGAAACGTAAAAACTATACCATTATTCCAACATCTACAGGTCATGTCACTTACGGTAAAGGTTATCCTGTATCATCAGCAGACTTTAGTGTTGATACGGATTCCCGTACGATAACGGTAACTGGTGGTTATAGTTTTACTGCGAACGTGTATGCAACAATTAATGCATCAAATCCAACATCGAAAACTAAAACATTCACTAAACCAAGTATGACATTGATTCCAGCAGCAGGTGGTGCTGCTAATGATATCTTTGGCAACGGTATGGTTTACATGACAAGTGTTTATGGCCAAACTCAAATTACCGAAACTTCTGCTGATGTTGGCACTGCTACTGGTACTGTAACAATGTCTGGTACCACTATGACTGTTGTGAGTGTAACTGCTGGAAAATTTGTTGTCGGTATGAAGATTACTGGTGTAAATTCCATCGATGGAATCGTTAATGGAACAACAATTACCGCTTTAGGTTCTGGTGCTGGTTATGCTGGTACATATACTGTAGATCGTTCAAGTGGAACAATATCGGGTGCAGTATCAGTTACTGGTGTTAAAGAAAGTTTTATTATTAAAACTCCTGGAGTAAAACAGTATCTGTATGCTGGAGACGTACATTCAATTAATGCTGTTTTTGATTTTGAAGGACAAGCAATTAACGATACAAATTATGCTACTGTACTTGCTAATCCATCAGCAAACATAACTTCACGGTATACTTTAGATACTGGACAGAAAGATTCATACTATGATTGGGGTGCAATCATACTCAAACAAGGACAACCAGCACCAAAAGGACCTCTGTTAATTCGTTACAATAGGTTTAGATCAACAGGTACAGGTTTCTTTAACGTTGATTCTTACACACGATTAGGTAAACAATCTGATGGTGGAAATGGATTGGATTATGGTTATATACCAGAATATGTTTCCGAAGATGGCACAACTTATAGACTCCAAGATTATCTAGATTTCAGACCAGTCCGTAAAGATGCCGTAAATGCATTTACTTCCAAAAACTTTGTGTTTGATGTGGAAGAAGCAAGTTCTGGTCCTAAAATTAGTGATCCAGAACAAACTGTTCTTCTAGATTATTCTTATTATTTGCCACGTATAGACCGAGTTGTTCTTAATAGAGTTGGTCCAAAAATTGAAGTGTTGCCTGGTAATCCGTCAGAAACTCCTAGTGCTCCAGAGGAACCTGAAGGAACAATGACACTTTATACATTGTCACATCCAGCATACCTATCTGATCCTGCGGCTACTTTAATTAAGTTTTATAAAAATAGACGCTATACGATGAAAGATATTGGAACTCTTGAAAAACGTATTGAAAATCTTGAGGTTTATCAGACGTTGACTATTGCAGAACTTTCTGTAATGAATAAAGATGATAGGACAACTAAAGATCCACTTGGTGTATCTAGACCAAAAAATGGTATATTTGTAGATACTTTTGTTGATAAAACTGGTTCTGCAATTACTAATGACGATTATTTGGCAGCAATAGATCACTTAGATAATTTGTGTCGTGGATCATATACCATCAAATCAACTAAATTGGCAAAAACTACAGGAACTGATATTAATGTGGTTACTAATGGTCCATTGTTAATGTTAAACTCAACAACAGAATCATTTGTAGTTGCGAACAAAGCATCAAAACCACTTAATGTTAATCCATTTAATGTTGTTAATTTTCTTGGTACTGTTGCTATTGAACCAAATTCTGATGTTTGGAAATCCGTAGATCGTGTAGAAAAATTACAAGTTGATTTAACTGGTGGTCAAGATGCAAAAGATGCATGGAATTCAATTGAAAGTACAACATGGGGTCCATGGAAACCAAATTGGACAACATCATCTAAAACTTCTAGCGACACTCAAATCATAGGTGTTACATCTGGTAAAACTGTAACCAGAGAAAAAGGGCCAGGTGGAAATTTAAAAGAAACAAGTTGGACGGACACCACTTATAAAACCACAAATACTACTGTTACAACTGACAAAATTACAGCAGCGAAACAAGGTGTAACTACATCAATTAAAGCACAAGTATTAACTGCCGATTTAGGTGATAGATTATTGGATGTTAGTATTGTCACATACATGAGACCGATTGATATTTTAACACTAGCAACAAAATTTAAACCTTATACTGCATTGCATGGTCGTTTTGATAATGTTAAAATTGATGATAAGATTATGGGTTTAAATCGGTTCACTATAACTGGCGACTCTGTAGCACTAGAAACCAAAATTGGAAATCAAGAAAGAGTTAATTTATTTGATAGCGTTTCTGGTGCTGAAGTTGGTGCAGGACTGGCCGCTTTAACTTCAGGTAAAAATTTCTGGCTTGTAAATTTTGTACCAAGTTCTACATATGGTACTTGGAATACTACCAATTTAACTCAAACTGGAATTAGGGTTGTGGGTACAGTGTCGGGAAAGACATACACATGTAAATCTTGGGCACACTATCAAGGTCGACCATCCGCAGCATCAACTACAACAATTACCCTTTCACCTGCTGCTGGTGGTTCAAGTGGAATTGCTGATTATGTCGGTCAACTTTTAACCATTGTTGATGGTCCAGGTAAAGGTTCAGTAAACAGAATTTCTGCTTACGATGCAGCAACACGTATTGCTACCATTGAGGGTTCGTGGCTTGTATTGCCAACCACAGATTCTCAATACTCAATAGGTTTATTGGAAACTGATGAGTATGGTTCCGCTGCCGCTGTAACTAAAATTCCAGGCAATACTTTCCGCACAGGTGAAAAGATTATTCGTCTAATTGATGATGAGTTTAATAATACTGAAAATTCCAGAACAAATGGTGAAACAAGTTTCTTTGCACAAGGCGTGATTACAAAAAATCAAGAAACTTCAATATCAGTATTTACACCTAAAATTGCAGAGAAAAAAGATGTGACGGAATCGTTTACCGTATCAAAACAAGATGTTCAATCTAAAAGTTCCATAAGCATAGGACATAATGTAGATGGTGTGCGTTATTTCGATCCTCTTGCACAAACATTTTTGGTAAATCAAAAAGATTATCCACAGGGTGTAATTATTGATAGTATCCGAGTTTGTTTTAGAACCAAAGATGTAGCAATTCCAGTCACATGTCAAATTCGTCCTGTTATTAATGGATACCCCTCTTCATCAATAACATATCCATATGCTGAAGTTACATTGACACCAGATAAGGTACAACTTACAAAAACTCCAAATCTTTCGGATTCGGCAAAATATACTGAATTCAAATTTGATGTTCCTGTTCACTTACAACCTGGAGAGCATTCGTTTGTTCTGTTATCGAACAGTAATGGATATGAAACATATGTTGGTGAGATTGGCGCAACTGATATTTACACCAATACTAAAATTTCTGAACAACCGTACACTGGTTCATTATTCTTATCTCAAAATGGATCAACTTGGACCGCAGATCAAACTGCTGACATTATGTTTAGCATCCAGAAAAAAGTATTTTCTACAGATGTTGGATATGGTTTCTTTGAAGTTGATTTGAGTGACATTTCTACTGTGGGTACCGCATCAATTTCAGGAACCACAATGACTGTTAGTAGTCAATCTTTTGGTGGAAATGATTCTGATATTGCAAAATTTAAATCATGGACAAATGGTGGTGCTGCGTTTGCAGTTGGTCAAACAATCCGCGGAACTGGAATCACAACAGGAACAACAATTACTGCGTTAGGTACTGGAAGTGGCAGCACAGGTACTTACACAGTTAGTCCAAGTCAAACTGTGTCAAGTACACCAATTTATGCTGGAAATGATTCTTATTTTGACTTGATGCATTTTATGACAAGTGAGGCAAAACCAGATCAAACTGGAACTCTATATGAGTTTATATCTGAAGGCGATAGTGGTTCTCAACATCCTTATATTAGAATTATACCAGATATTGATTATAGAATGACTGATGGTTATGGTCGCAGAAAATTAAATTTTGCAACAGGAAATCCAACGTTTAAAATGCGTATAGCATTAAATACTATAAATCGTGATGTTTCGCCAATGATTGATATCAATCGTTTAAATATATTAACAATTAAAAATAGAATTAATAATTTACCATTGTTGGATTCTAATCTTTCTATTACGGGTGGAACTGGTTACACTCATTTAGCAATTGATGTTTCTGGTGGTGGTGGTTCTGGAGCAAATGCTAAACCAACATTAACTGCAGGTGTTTTAACTGGTATAACGTTTGATAGTATAGGGAGTGGTTATACCACATCCCCAACATTAACTCTTCGTAGACCTGCCAATGCTGTTGGTACTGCTGCAATTGCTTCAACAACATTGACAGTTAGTTCGGTAGATTCTGGTGTTTATGCAGTTGGTCAAATTCTTAGTGGTTCTAGCGTTACTCCAGGAACAACAATTACTGCGTTAGGAACTGGAACTGGTGGTGTCGGTACGTACACTGTTAGTCCAAGTGGAACAACATCAAGCACAACAATTACTGGCACATATGGTGGTTCTGGTGCAATTGTGCAATATAATGGTGAAGATTGGTCAACTGGTGGTAATTCTGAGATTCGACACATCACTAAGAAAATTGCATTAGCAACTGGATTTGATGCGGGTGATATTCGTGTCTATATGGATGTGTATAAACCACCAAGTTCAGGATTCTTGGTGTATTATAAAGCACTATCTACTTCAGATACCGCTTCATTCGAAAGTCTGAAATGGAATTTGATGACACAATTGGATAATAATTTGGTAAACTTTATTTCAGAAGATGAAGGAGATTTCCGTGAGTTTGCGTTTGCACCAGGAACTAAAGGAACTGCTGATAACAATATTGCATATACTTCTAACGGTTCAACGTATAAAGACTTTGCTGTTTTTGCAATTAAGGTAGTCATGTATGGAACTACTACCGTAGATGTTCCTAAATTCACGAATTTGAGAGTTGTGGCATTACCATCAGCAACAATAACATCATCATACACTACAAGTAAAATTGTAGCATAATGGGAAAATCATGTACGTACCTATAAAAGATAAAAAAGATTTTGTTAGAGATATATCTAATAAAGCAATTCTAAATACGAACATGGAAGAATTGAAAACGTATTATGCTGAGAGAGATTTGGCAATAAAAAGAAATGAGGAAAAGTTAATGATGGAACAGAAAGTAAATAAACTAGAGGAAGATATTACGGACATCAAACAGATGCTCCGTGAACTTGTGCAAATGAGAAACCCAAATGGCAATTAATCAAGTATCCACATCAAACACATTCCAAGAATGGTTAACTACCACTGGTCTTTTAATTGCAACCGCAAATGCATTGACTGATCATTCTCCAGGACAAGTATTTACTTCTAATACAATTTTAGAAATCACTGGTTCTGATGCTCGGTTCAATGTTCGTACAAGTGGCAACATTAATACCTTTGGTGCAAATACTGCCAACATTGCAAACATATCGATTGTTGGTGCTAGTGGTATACCAGGACATGCCAGCAGAATCACTGTACCAGGTAACGTATCGGTTAGTCAAAATATTACCACAGGCAATCTAACTATGACTGGTGTTCTTGATGGACCCACTAGACTTATTGGTGGTGCAAACAATGCAATTTATCAGACAATTACCAATGCTGTCGATACGGCAATTGCTATGTCCATCATTATCAATTGATGTAGTATAAATATTTAAAAACAATTAGGGGTTTTAATGGCTAACACGTTCAAAAATCAATTTGCTTCTGCTATCGGTGTAACTCCAGTAGCAGTTTACACCAATCCTGCTTTAACACAAGCAACTGTTATAGGGATGAGTATAGCAAATTTATTGGCAGTTCCTATTTCCGTAAGTGTGTATGTAACTTCTGCCGCCACGAATTACTATATGATTAAAAATGCTACGATTGCTCCTGGTGGTGCGTTGGTGCCAATTGGTGGTGATCAAAAATTAGTTCTTGAGGCAAATGATGTGCTCTATGTGGTTTCTGATACTGCGGTATCTGCTGATGCAATCACTTCTGTCTTGGAGATTACCTAATGTCATATATTGGCAATAGACCAGAAATAACATCATTCACAGTTGATTATCAATTATTTAGTGGTACCAGTTCTTGCACATCGTTTGTATTAGCAAGGACTGCGGAATCATCTAGAGCAATTGAGGTTGTTCTTAATAAACAACAACTAACTCCAGATAGAGATTACACAGTAACTTCTGCAAATTCGTCAGTAAATTTTTCAGTTGCACCAAACACTGCCACTAATAACATTGTTGTTACGTATCGTGCTCCAAACAGTTACACCTTCAATTCTGTTTTTGAAGATCAATTAACTGCATTGAGTGTTGGTGAAAGTGCCATACAAACGGATGCAATTACATCAAGTAAAGTTTTAAACAGAGCAATTATTGGCACTAAATTAGGATTAGGTTCTGTCTCAGGTAACAATATAGCACCAACATCAATTGGTGGTAATAATATTGTCGTAAATTCAATCAGTGGTAATACTCTTCACACAGGTGCAATTTCTGGCAATAATCTAACTGTCACCTCTATTGGTGGTAATAATATTGTTGTAGGTTCATTAAGTGGTAATACTCTTCAAACTAATTCTATAAGTGGTAATAACTTAGGGTTGAGTGCTGTTAGTGCAAACAATCTGTCGAATGATGCTGCAAATTTTGATGATGCGTTTTTACTTGGTGGAATGTAAAAAATTAAGGGAAATAAAAAATGGCAAGAGCATATAAAATTTTAGGTCAATCGATTCCAAATTCCGCAACGATAACGGATTTTGTTACATTGTACACCGTACCATCATCAACACAGGCAGTAGTTTCATCTTTAGTGATTTCTAGTTTGGCCACTTCTGCGGGAACTTCTGCTGCTGTGTATGTTGCAGTTCAAGATGCTGCCGCTTCGGTAACAAACAAACACTACCTATGTTATGGAGTTAATGTACCTTCAGCAGATACAGTGACGATGACTTTAGGTATTACACTTGCATCAGGTTCTGTCGTTAAGATCGCAGCAAATACAGTATCTTCATCATTCACATTGTTTGGCACTGAAATAACATAATATAAAATGACAATACGAAGAGTTAGTACGACTGGCAATAGAATTAAATTATTAAGTGGCTTCCATAAAGTTGGTAGTTATTTAACTCGTCGGAAATCCATACTTGGCGTAGTCAGAGGCGAACAAGAAAGATTCGTCCTCGAATATCTCGTTGTTGGGGGCGGTGGTGGTGGTGGTTCTGGCGGTGGCGGTGGCGGTGGTGGAGGCGGTGTTTGGATTGGATCACTTGATGGTATAACTACAGGTGGAAATGTATCAATTGGATTAACTGGTGCTAGTGTATTCTCGATGGGCATCGGTGCAGTAACAGGTAACAATCAAGATGCCCGCGGCAATGATGGTAATGCTACCACATTTGCAATGTCTGGTCCTACGGGATTCTCTCTTACTGCATTAGGTGGTGGAGGTGGAGGATTCGAATGGGATCCACCAAACGCAACTATGGCAAATCGTGCTCCAGAATCTGTTGCTGGTGGAGGTGGAGGAGGCCTTCGTGATGAGTCTACACGATCCAGATCAAATCAAGGTGGACAAGGTGGCATGGCTAAAGTCACTGGTAACGATGGTAATCCAAATCGCACAAATACTGAATCAAATGGACGAGGTGGTAATGACGGGTCCGAATCAACATGTATATCAGGTTCAATTTCGGGTGATGTATTGACGTTAGATGGACCAAGAAGTAATTTTCCAGACGGTAATTTTCAAGTCGGAATGACATTACAGGGTGGACCATATTCAAATCCAACAGGTTGGCTTCAAGGAACAGTAATAACTGCCGCATTAGTTACACCTTCATTTTCGCCTGGCGTTGGTGGCGCTGGCACATATCGCATATCACCTGCACCACAAACAGTAACTCCTAGAGAAATAAAAGGTAAAATGAATCCACGTGGTTATGGTGGAGGTGGCGGCGGTGGTTCCGGTTATACTCCTGGACCACAGGGTGACGGTGGAGAAGGTGGTGGTGGTTATACTTCATCTATACTTGGATTTAATAGAGAGTATGCTGCTGGCGGTGGCGGTGGTTCGAGTTCACCAACCAATGGTCCTAAAGGCAATCCGAGTAATGGTGCCGGTTATGGGGTTGTAAAAGATGGCGGCGATGAAATATATCAAGCAGGACAAAGTCCTGGAGACAATACAGTATATGATGGCAATGGCAATCTTTCTGGCCCAGGTCAAGGACCAACTGGACCTAAAGGTGCATTTCCACTTCCACCATTTGGTGGAAAAGCAGGTTATGGCCCTCGTGAATCTGGTCCTTATCCCACTGGTGGTTATCGATATCCTGGAGTTGGATCGCAAAAAAATGCTTTAAATAATCGTGGCGGTGGCGGCGGTGGTGCTTGGAATGGTTCATCAAGACGTGATTGGGGACAACTCGGACCAAATGGTGAAGGTGGTCCTTTTATTTTGAACAGTGGAGCAGAACCAACAATGTTGTGGAATTCAGATGCAAATCCTCCACCACATGCATATGCTCCACTTTGGCCAACAGACACAGGCACAAGAAATTGGCCTGGTCGTGCTAATTACAGACAAGGTGGTCGTGGTGGTTCTGGAATTGTCATAATTAGATATCCTAGTGTGTTTGGTAATACAACAACTACAGGAACTCCAATTAAAACAAAAATTGATGCTGGTTGGCTTGTGCATCAATTCGTAGATTCTGGTAGTATGACTTTAGATTTTTCAACAGCATCTCGTAGAGCATTAACATTGACTGCTGGACCTGCATATGGAGATCCTCCTGCTGCTACTGTTTTGTCTTATCTTTATATTGGAGGTGGCGGTGCTGGTGGACAAGGTGCTGGTGATGCTTACTTTGCAGGTGGCGGTGGCGGTGGCGGTGGTGCTTTTAAAACAGGCACACTCAGTCTTGTCAATGGTGCAGGTTCATACACTGTAGTTATTGGTGCAGGTGGTGCGTCTGGAACAAAAGGTTCAAATACTGGGGTATTCAATACAACTACTGGAAGTTTATTCGGTGGCAGTAGTTGGGCAGGAGGTGGTGGTTATGGTGCAGGTCAAGCAATTTCTCCAGGAATAAATGTCGTAGGTGGTGTTGGTGGTGATGGATCAAGTGGCGGTGGAGGTATGGGTGCTTGGCCTTCTGGTTATACGAATGCAGGTGGTGCAGGTGGTGGATCACCCGGAACTGCTGGTGGTTATTCTGGCGGTGGTCCAGGGTTTACAAATCCTGGAGGACAAGTATACTTTTCTGGTGGTGGAGGTGGCGGAGGTGCAGGATATATAGGCACCAATGGTGCTCAAATATGGGATGGTGGTGCAGGTGGACAAGGAGTCGCATCTTCAATATCTGGTAGTGCAGTCACTTATGCTGGCGGTGGCGGTGGCGGTGGAATGACAGTACACTTTGGCACCGCACCAACTAGAGTATCTGGTGGTGAAGCAGGTATCGGAGGCACATTTGGAGGCCCATCAGGATCACCTGGCGGTGCAGCAAATGGTGGTGGCAATGGTGTTGGTTTTGGAGGTCAATCTGGTACAGCAGGCACTGGTGGCGGTGGCGGTGGCGGTGCTTCTGCATTTAGTGGTGCTGGTGGTGGCAATGGAGGTTCTGGAGTTGTTATATACAGTTACCCAAATGAATATGCTAATGTGGAAAATCTTGTTGGTGGAACATATTCAGAGGTTAACGGCCAGAGAATACTAAGATTTACAGGTTCTGGATCATTTGCTCTAGGACAACCATTTGACGGTGGTTAAAAAAACGAACATAAATATTGAGTAATAACTTTTTTATAGGAGTGATTGAATGAACAACACAGAAATTGAATATGCACATTTTCTAATTGGTAACAACAACAAATTAGTTTGTGGTATTGACACAGCAATTAAAGCATTACGCCCAACAGGACGATATGATATGTCTGCATCAGGTGGACATTTTGAGTTTACACGTTGGGAAGATGAAGCAAATACAGTAGCACCAACAAGAGCAGAAATTATGGCCGAGTTGGAGTATCAAAATAAGTTTATTGAACATCATCAATATTTTTTAGACCGTGCATCAAACTATCCTGATATTACGGTCTTAATTAATTTGTTATGGGAAGCAATGGATCAAAGTAAGATTCCAGGTAAAGGAACAGAATTCTACGATACAGTCAAAGAAATCAATGATAAGTATCCTAAACCCGAAGGTAATGCACCAGTAAGACCAAGTTACGAACAGGAAGAATAAATGGCATACATTGGCAACCCAGTATATTCAACACCACATAAAGTCGATGTGTTTAACGGCACTGGATCACAGGCAATATTTCAATTGTCTCGTGCTCCGTATGGCGTTGCTGCAATTGCTGTATATGTTGATGGTCTCTATAAAACACCTACCATCACTTGGACAGTTAGTGGTGATGTATTAACTTTTATCAATGCTCCTGCTCTTGGAAATTATAATGTTGTTGTGCATCATTTAGGATATTAACTAAGGAAAATAAATGGCAGCACCCAACATAGTCGGAGTAACTACGATTCGTGGCAAATCAAATGTCGCTAACCTTACTACGACCTCAACATCTATTGTTGTTAATGATGTCAACTCAGGTAAAGTGTTTAAAATTAATACCATCATGATTTCAAATGTTGATGGTACAAATGCTGGTAATGTCTCAGTTGAATTGTTTAAATTTGGCGCACAGAATGTGTCCACAGGTTCAGGTAATGCAACATATGGTATTGCCAATTCTGTGACTGTACCTGCCAAATCATCTTTAGATGTTATGTCTAAATCACTTTACCTTGAAGAAGGTGATCATCTCAAAGCAAAAGCGGATGCAAATAATCGTCTGCACCTTATTACATCGTTTGAAGAGATAAGTTAATGGCAAAAAGTTTCAACGGTGGTATTATTGGAACAAGAAATTTGACCACTGGTGGTATTACTGGTGCTGCTACAGGCATATATTCACTTAATGAAGCACAAATATTTAAACTTGCTGGTTTATGGCCTCAAGAAATCAACACAAGTTCTGCTTTCATAGTTCAAGTATTTCAAGGTTCCACTACATGGACACCGCCATCTGGCGTATTAACCGTCGATTATCTTGTTGTTGGTGGCGGTGGCGGCGGTGGTGGTCGTATTGGCGGTGGAGGTGGTAGTGGTGGTGTTGTTCAGGGAACTTCATTACCTGTAACTCCAGCAACATCTTATACAATTGCTATTGGTTCTGGAGGTGCTGGAGGTGCGGCTTCACCTGGCGGAACTGGCGCAAACGGAACAAACTCTGGAATATTTGTCACAAGTAGTGGTGCAACATTAACTTCTTGGTCAAATGGTGGCGGTGGTGGTGGTGGCACAGATGCTGGTAATGGCATGTCTGGTGGTTCTGGCGGTGGAGGTGGTAGATTTTCTCCAGGCGGTCTTGGTGGTTTAGGAACTCCAGGTCAAGGAAATAATGGTGGACGAGGTGCACCTAATGCTGGTCCTTCTTCTCCTTTTGATCGCTCTGGTGGAGGTGGTGGTGCTGGTGGTGCTGGTGCTACAGGAAATGATTCTGGTAATGGTGGTATAGGTATATTTTCATCGATAACAGGTTCTAATACAGGTTATGCGGGCGGTGGTGGTGGAAGTGTTTATGGTCCAGGAACACCACAACCATTTGGTCAAGGTGGCAATGGAAATCCTATGTTTGGTGCTGGTAATGGTTTGTCAACACCAGCAGCATCAGTAGGAGGTTCTGCAAATACAAATCAAGGAAGTGGTGGAGGTGGTGGTGGATATACCGATCCTGGTGGTACAGCATATGGAGGTGGTGCTGGCGGTTCTGGTATCATCGTTCTAAAATATACGTTTGCTACGCCAAGTGCAGTCTTAATATTTGGAAATACAAGTACATTCATTGTACCTGATGGTACAACAACAATCGATTATCTTATTATTGCTGGCGGTGGAGGAGGTGGTTTTCAACACGGCGGTGGCGGAGGTGCTGGTGGTGTGCTTCAAGGTACAGGATATCCAGTGGGCCCAGGTCAAGCATATACTTGTATTATTGGCGCAGGTGGTCCAGGTCCTCCTGGTGGTCCAAACGGTAGTAATGAAAGAGGAATTAATGGTTCGAACACAATATTTGCTGCTTCAAACTCTGCATGGACTTTAGCAAACACTTCTAATTCATATTATGCAAATAGCAATTCAGGAATATTTTTTGCTTTCGGTGGCGGCGGTGGTGGTTCTTACAATGGTGCAGGTGGTACTTCAGTAGGTAAAGATGGTGGTTCGGGTGGCGGTGGAGCACCTGATGGAAGTCCTGGTGCAGGCGGTGCAGGAGTGCCGGGTCAAGGATTTGCTGGTGGCACAGGATTCTCTTTTTGGACTGGCAATGGTGGCGGAGGTGGTGGTGCAGGTGGTGCAGGGAAGTCTGGTAGCGCAACAACACCCGCTGAAGGATTAACAAGTGGTAATGGAGGTATAGGAATATTTACTACAATCACAGGTTCAAATACTGCATTTGCTGGTGGCGGTGGTGGAGGTGGTGTAGATTTCTCAGCACCATATTCTGGTGATCCAAGACAACCTGCGTATCATACAAGAGCAGGTTCTGGTGGACCTGGAGGTGGCGGCGGTGGTGGTGATGGCACTAAT